AATTAACGGTATTGCTTCTCAGCTTACTGACATTAACCTTGATTTAGCAAATTCTAGTACAAAAGATGTACAAAAGTTAAAGCAAAAAAATGACTTAGAGTTCAAAAGGTTAAAAGCTCTTACAACTAGAGCTAATATAGAATTAGATCTAAAGAAAGCTGAATTAGAAGGAGAAACAGACCCTAAAAAAGCTGAAAAACTAAAGGATGAGATAAACCAAATGGAATCCTTAGTTAAAGCTACAGAAGATCAAGCTGATGCTTCAGGAGCTTCTGCAATAGCTTTTAAAAATGTAGAAAAAAGACTTGCTAATATTAATAAAATAGCTGGAATAGGTACTGGACTAATAGCAGGTTTAGGAGCTGCATTAGGTAAAGTTGGATTCGATGGATTAGCTTCATCATTTGAAAAAGGAGCTGCAGCAGCAAGAGAATTATCTGTTGAAATAGAAGAAGCAATAGAAGAAGGTCAATTTAACAGGTTTAATAGATTTTTACTTAGATCGGCAGGTAGTATAGCTGCATTAGGTCAAGGTATTCGTACCACTTTACTTGACGGTTTAGGTCAATTATTTAGTCCACAAGGTCTTCTTATAGGAGGTATAACTTTATTTATAAAACAGTTTACTCATTTAGATTCTGCAATATCAAATGTTGCAAAAGGGATGGGTCTTACAAACGCAGCTGCAACTGAATTAACTTTAGAGTTAAAAAATCAAGCAGTAGCTAGTGATGAAATAGGAGTTAGTATGGATCGTTTGATATCTGCTCAATTAGAGATATCTAAACAATTAGGTACTAATGTTAAATTAACTGCACAGCAATTAGAAGATCAAGTATTCTTAAATACTTATGTAGGGTTACAAGGAGAGTCTCTTAAAAATTCTCTTACTGCATCATTACTATTAGGTAAATCGCAAGAAGAAATTTTCGATACTATAGTAAAAAATAATGATGGAGTTTATCAATCAGCAGCTTTATTTGAAGAAGCAGTTAATACTACAGGTCAAATAGCTGTTAACTTAGGTAATAACCCAGCAAAAATAGCACAAGCTGTTAGAGAAGCTAAAAGATTAGGTATCAATTTAGATACTGCAAGATCTATGTCTGATGGTGTGTTAGATTTTTCAAGCAGTATAACTGCCGAAATGGAAGCAAGTGTTCTATTAGGTAGAAGTATTAATCTTAATCATGCTCGTGAGTTAGCATTTAGAAATGATCATGTAGGAGCTGCTAAAGAAATGCTTAGACAAGTTGGAGGAATGGAGAAATTCGGTAAAATGAATAACTTCCAACAAAAAGCTTTAGCTGATTCTATGAATCTATCAGTAGATGCATTAGCAGAGCAGTTAAGAATGGCTGATCAAGATATTAAACTTACTGAACAAGCTAATAAAATAAGAAGAGAAAATCCTGCTTTAACTCAAGAAGAAGCTTTATTAAAAGCTAGAGATGAAAATAGAACTATAGGAGAAACTATAAATGATATTACAACTAGGTTAGGAGATATATTTGGTGGTTTAGCAAAAGGTCCTTTAAAAGCTATAAGAGGATTATTAGAAAATACAGACCAAATAGTTGGAGGTATTAGAGAAGGATTTACTGAAGTATTTAAAAAATCAGACGGTACAACTAGAAGTTTAGCTTCTATGTTACCTAGTGCAGAAGAACTAAAAGTAAAAGCTAAAGAATTTGGAGAATTTTTAGGAAAAGCATTTAATTTTATAAAAAGTATTCCAGGTAGAATAAAAGGTATAACAGAATCTCCTTTCTTCCAAATGATAAGTGGGTTATTTAGTAGCACTGGGGGTAAAATAGCTATTGCAGGTGCAGGTATTGGAGTACTTGGTAAAATGCTACTTGGTAGAGGTTCTCCAACAAATCCAATGCACGTAATCTTTAGCAAAGGTGGTGCTCTTTTAGATGGATTAAAGAATATATTTAAAAAGAAAGGACCGGCAAACTTAGCTAAAATGGCTGGAAAACCAGGTGCAGGTGCTGTAATGAAAGCTACCGGTAAAAAGGTATATGGAGCAGCAGCAACATCTGCAGTAAAAGCTGGTACAGCAAGTGTAGCAAAAACAGGTGGCAAAAGTATAGCTAAACAGGCAGGTAAGTTAGGAGCAAAAGCATTAGGTAAGTCATTACTTAAAAAAATACCAGGAGTAGGGTTATTAGCAGGTGTTGGATTCGGTTTACAAAGAGCATTATCTGGTGACTTTGCAGGAGCTGCTTTAGAATTAGCTTCAGGTGCAGCAAGTACAATACCAGGAATAGGTACAGCTGCTTCATTGGCAGCAGATGCAGCATTAGTAGCAAGAGATATTAGTAGAGCAAAAGAATTAAATGAATTACAACAAACTGTTGATGCACCAGCAGGTACACAAGAAGTACCTGTAACAGATTTCGTTATCAAACCATTAAATGAAGATACTATCACAATGGCAGGTGGTACTAAATTAGGGGGTAACGTAGAAGCTTTACTACAAACTTTGATAGATGAAGTTAGAAATGGAGGAGACGTAGTAATGGATGGAATAAAAGTAGGCCATACTCTATCAGCAGCATCATACAAACTTTAATATTTATAATAAACAATAATTATGGGAATTTTAAAAAATCAATTACAATCAAATCTAGGTTTAAAAGGAAGCACACCAGATACTAGAGAAGGTGCATTAAGTACTTCTCAAATTCATGCACAAGGTACTCCTGCTGAATTAAAAGCAGATCACTCAGTTCATGATTTAGATGGTAAAACTCCAGAAAAATACTTAGATAACAAACCAGAGTAATAAATGGCTCTAATCGATTTACAATCAGACCTAACTTCATTGAAGTATGGTTCTAAGTTACCTGCTGTTCGTCATAAGATGGGCAATAAGACCTCCCAGGCTACTGCCAGAATAGATGATGTAAAAAGATTAGGAGTTATATTAACTCAAGCACCAGGTTTAAAGTTTGCTGGTAATCAAGTATTACTACAAAATGCTAAAATAGCAAATGCAACTAAAGGTAAGAAAACCATAGGTGGAGCAGTATTAGCAGGTTTAGGAGCAGCATTCAAGGCAACAGTCGGTACAGGTTTATTTTTAACTGCAAATGCAGCAAAGGCAGGTACTGGATTTCATGGAGTAAATCCTTCTGTTGGAGGTCCATCTTATTTAGCCGATACAATGCCTCCTCAAAGTGGAGAAGAACCTGAAGTACCAGGAACTTCTACTGAAGGAAAAGAAAGCTTTTTGAATAAAGTTATTAATACGGTATCTACTGTAGCAACAGCTATTGGAGCTCAAAGTAGCAATTACCATGCAGCTCAAGAAATATTAGGAGGTGCACAATTTGTTTCAAGAACCTATAAAGAACCGATATATAAAAATATAGGAGCTGATCAAGGTAAATCTGAAATATACATTGCTAACTCAGGAGGAGTAACTGAACCTATAAAAGGCAAAGAAAATGATTTTACTACAAGTAAAATAGCAGACGGAAGAAGATATTTGCAATCTAAAGATAGAGTCTATGGTGGAGATACTATTAAAGAGTACTATCAAAAAGACGGAGGCAAAGGAGATGAACTTCAAAAACAAAAAGTATTAGAAAAAGCTTTAGGAGTAGACGAACAAGATATTATACCTTTTGAATTTAACTTTTATACTCCAGGTAGTGATACAGATAAATACATTTACTTTAGAGCCTTTTTAGATAGTTTATCAGATAGCTACAATGCTACATGGAGCGGTATAAAATATATAGGTAGAGCAGAGGAATTTTATACATATTCTGGATTTGGTAGAACGATGAGTTTTTCATTTAAAGCAGCAGCGTTTTCTAAAGAAGAATTAGAACCTATTTACCAAAAGTTAAATCACTTAGTAGGAAGTACAGCACCAACATATGGATCAGATAAGTTGTTTATGAGAGGAACTTTACTTAAATTAACTATAGGTGATTATATAAAAGCTCAAAATGGATTTTTAAGTTCTGTATCATTAACATGGAACACAGATTATCCATGGGAGATAGGAGATGATATGAAAGTACCACATTTATTAGATGTAAGTTGTGAGTTTACACCAATACATTCATTTAATCCAGAGTTTGGTATAGATGAGAAGAAATTTATAGGAGTATAATGGCAGATAGATATTTACAAAATAAAGAGCTTAAAACTGAAAGCGGAAGAAGCTATAGAATAAATTCTATTTACCCAGAAGTTACTGCTACAGCTAATGATACATATATTATTACCACTGGTGGAGATAGATATGATACTTTAGCATTACAATTTTATAAAGATAGTAAGTTATGGTGGATTATAGCAGCAGCTAATAATTCTAAAAAAGACAGTCTAGCTGTTGAACCTGGAATACAATTACGCATACCAGCTAATCCATCTGCTGCTGTAAGTGAGTACAACAGGTTAAACGAGATTAGATAATGCCATTCGGAGCACCAATACCACAAGAGTTAGCTAACGCAATTGCTCAAAGAGAAGGATTAGTTTCTGATGAAAATAAAACTCCAGAGATTTTAAAATATACTCATGCAAAAAGTTCATTTGTAGTTGTAAGATCTTTAGCAAAAGTAAATGGATCATCTGATATACCAAAATCTGCAGTATTAGCAGCTGGTACTGGACTATCAGCAAGAGCTGGAATAGATAGAGAAGCAGGAAGAGATTTCTCTACATCAGAAGCAGCTTATTATCAAAACGATGTTTACGGTTTTAGACCAATGCCAGGAATAACAAATGTAAATTCTCAAGCTATAGGTCAAACAGGAGCGACTAGAAAAACATCAATATCTTTTCAAGCTAATAGTAAAGAAGATCTAGATTTATTAGCAAAAACTTATTTTAATTTCGGTATACATGTAGTAGTTGAATTTGGTCATTCTGTTTACTTAACTAAAGATGGAAGCGTAAAAGAACTTACATTAGGTGATTTAGTTTCTAACGAAGAAGTATTTGCAACAACACCTAGTATACAAAAAATAAAAAAATCTATAAGAACTAAAGTAATAAATTCTAACTTTAATTATGAAGGTTTAGTAGGTAAAGTGGACGGTTATAACTTTACAGTAAGTGCAGAAGGAACTTATCAATGTAACTTAAGTCTTATATCAGATAACCATGTAATGGATTCTTTGAAAATACCTAGTGTACCTTCTGTAGTAGGAAATTTTGCTTTAACTCCAGATGGAGATCCAGAAGTATCTCAACAAGAAGAAATATCAAATTTAATAGGTACAATTTGCGATAGAATAAGAAGATATAATCAAGATACAGAAGGAGTAATAGCAGCATCTACATTACTTAGCGATAGTGTGGTAAAGTTAGATGACGTTGCAAATGCTTTCAAAAAAGGGCCTGCAACTTATAATATATTGTTTTCAAGAACATTAGATGTTAACACACAAGGTCCTGTAACTGCAGAATCAGCAAACAAAGGAGCAAATACAATGTCAGAAGGCTCTGTTGTAGCTTATGTAGATTTAAGATTTATAATGAGATTACTAAATACATTTGCTATGCCTAGGAATCAAGGCGGATTGTTAGTAAGATTAGATGAAGGAGGTCATATTTTTACATCATTTTCAAAACATTTTAGTCTTAACCCAGGTATGGTTTTATTACCAAAAAAATCTTCAATATCTGACTTAAATGTTAAATCTGGTGAAGAATATAAAAGAGGAGATGATTTCGCAGGACAAGCACAAACACCATTTTATGGAGGTGAACAGAACATTTTAAATATAAAAGTATCAATTGACTTACTACAACAAATAAATCAAAGTTTTATAAACTTAACTTCAGCTCAGGATAACGAAATAGGTATTACAGATTTTTTAACTAAGTTAATACAAGAGGTTCAAAAGTATCTTGGTGATATAAATAAATTTGTTATTTCAAGAGAACCTGATTCTGATGATATAGCTATATATGATCGAGCAGTAAGATTTGATAAAGGACCAACACTAAACTTAACTGGTTTAAGTAATACAGTTACCAATTTTAATATATCTGCTGACATGCCTAATAGGTTAGGAATGGCTGCAATGTTTGCTGGAGCAGGAGAAGATTCAGATGGTGGTATGAGTACTGCAGGACCTGCTAACTTAAACAAAGAAGTAGACGTTAAAGATGGACCTGGTAAAGTAACCGTTGATAAAGTAACAGGAAACACTTCTGATGAAGGAGATTCTAATCCAGATACTACTGCAGGTGGTGGTGATATGTTAACTATCCTTAAAGGAAAGTATGAAGCGTGGAATAAAGGAGAAGATAATACTTTGGAAGGTACTATAGATAGTGCAGGTAGTTATTTAAGATCTTTAAGAGGAGGTAGACGTATTGGTAAATTTAATGTTTTACCAGTTAACCTATCTATTACTATGTTAGGTGTAGGAGGATTTAGAAACTTAGAATGTTTTACTATACCTCAGCATTTAGTTCCAGAAAGATTTGGAAATAAGAACTATATTATAATGAATGTAGAAAATACAATAGATTCTTCTACTTCAATGTGGGAAACAACAGTAACAGCTATTTTAAAACCTCATTAAAATGATTCAATATGTAGCTTACTTACCGAAAACTAAAATGAAAAAGAATAAAAAGTTAGGTAAACTTCTTACTCTAGCAGGTGCGCTATATACTGGTGCGTCTTTTATGGATCATTTAGGTAACTTTTTTAAAGGAAAAAAACTTACAAAAGATTCTGAACCATTATTATTTGTTCCTGATAAACCAGAAGAAGATAAATCTAAAGATATCTTCAATAGGTATACTTCACCATCAAGTAAAGATTATGAAAAAGGAAGTATGAAAAGATATTTTGTAAAAGATATTCCTTCAAATAAAGTATCTGAATTAGATAAAAAATCATACTTAGTTCAGAAAAAAGAAAATAAACCTTATAGAAAATTTCATACCATTGATTGGTTGGTAAAAGGAGTTATTGAAGATACTACAATATCAGGTTACTCAGCTGAAGGAATAAAGTCTAAAAATGCTAAAACTATTGCATCAGCTGAACAAGCATTACCAGGTATATCTAATCTTTTGAATAATAGTTCTGAATTTGCACAAAATAATATTCCTATATCAGATGAGGATAAATTAGGAGCTAGTTCTATAAATAACTTGCAATCTAAACCTAATCAATTTATTATAAGTGGTACTAATGTTTCTTATAACGGACCGTATCATATACACCCTACATTAGGACCAATGGTTGGAGCAAGACATACTGCAGCTCAACACCCTAGACTTTCGTTCATCGGTGCAGCAGAAGAAACTCCTAAAGAGTTATTAGACCAACAAAATTACGCTACATCAGGTTCAGTCGTATCACAAAATAACGAATACGATGGATATACTCTAATAAGATCTGAATAAGTTTGTAATATAGGATTATTTTACTATATTATATAAAAGGTTATAAATGTTCTATATAGTAGAGAAAGATTCTAGTATTGAAAGATTAAAAGGGTTATGCAATGAAGGTTGTTATATAGATGTAATTTCATCAAACGATTTATTTCACCCTAAATTATCTTACACAACAGCAGTTTATATCAGACCTTTAAGTATTGATCAAGGATTTATTATTCCTATTAATCATGATGAAGGTTTAAATATAGATAAAGATCGTGTATTACAGTTTCTTTCTGATATAGAAACAATATATACATTAGATAAGAAATACTTACTCTATCACTTTAATTTACAGCAAGCAATTGATATCTCGTTACTATACTCTATGGTAAAATTTGAAAAGCTTGCAGTAAATAGAGAGAATTCAACTATCAATCATTATTACCATAAGTTTAGAACTTTTAAAAACGTAAATAGTCTTATACCTATTGGTAAACTTTACGAAGGATGTGAAAAAGTATACGATAAAATTAAGTTTATTTTAGATTTTGATATACCTTCTGGGTTTGATTTCTATAATAAGACTGGTACTAATGTATTTTTCCTTTTAGAACAATCAGGACTTGGAATATACTACGATTCATTTAATAAAATGTTTAATCCACGTGATCCTTTATACAATATCGTAGACAATACAGTATTAACCTATTACAATTTATATAATGTCACTTCTAGACCTACTAATGCTTTTAACAGCGTTAACTTCGCTGCTATACCTAAAACACAAGAACATAGAAGGTGTTTCGTACCCAAAGGCGACTATTTTGTTGAGTTGGATTTTGACGGTTATCACCTTAGGTTACTTTGTGAGCAAATTAATTTCGATTTATCAAGCGAATCAGCTCATAAACAACTAGCAAAACAATATTTTGATAAAGAAGAAATAACAGATGAAGAATACAATCAAGCGAAACAAATTAACTTTCACGCAATTTACGGAAAGATACCCGAGAAATATGCTTTTCTCGAAGTTTTTGAAAAAATCGACGGATTCATTAAAGGACTTTGGTCCGAATACGAAACTAACGGAAGAGTCCTGGCGCCAATTAGTGATAAACCGTTTACTAAACAGTTAAAAGATATGCATCCACAGAAGTTGATGAATTATATCATGCAATCTTTGGAGACCTCAAGAAATATTCTTATCTTAAAAGATGTGTTAAGGTACCTAAAGGATAAAAAAACCAAGTTGGTACTCTATACATATGATGCATTACTTTTTGACTTCTATAAGGAGGATGGGGAGGAAACGTTAAATAAATTAAAGGAGATCTTAGAATCTGGTGGGAAATATCCAATCAAATATAAATATTCAAAAGATCTTGTGTTATAGAATGAAAAAGATATTTATATATGAATAATATAGTTACAGCATCGGCCTTTGATTACGATATTGAGCCGATTTATTTTAACGAAGATATGAGCAACAAACTTTTCTGTACCTTTGCTACCGAGGAGACTTTAGACAGTGTTTTAGAAGAAATCCAAGAAAGGTACAAGATTATCTATAACAAAATTTTCGTCTTATATTCCAAATCCCAAGATGAGTACATTTGTACCTATAACGTGGACTTTGGCAATATTGGAACCTTCCTAGAAAACACTATTCTAGTGCACCGTAAGAAAGAATCGAATACTTTGTATACGATTAATGCTTTGAATACTTTAATCAAAGAGTTAAACGAAGGTGTATTAGATACTTCATATAGAATCAACTGGACTGATTACCGTAATTGCATCCTTTTAACAAAAGGTCCAGAATTAAAGAGAGTAAATACCAAACTTTACAAGATAGTAGAGTTGGAGAATTAAAAAATTATACTTATATTATAGTATAATAATTGTTATAATTAAATTAGTTATATATGGCACTTGATTTTAGTAAAGTGAATGAACGTTTTGATTCATTCAACAAAAACAGTCAACCTACAGAAAAGATTGACTATTCCACAATTTTTTGGAAACCACAAGAAGGTAAGCAAGTAGTTAGATTATTACCAGCGGTAACTGATCCGACTTATCCGTTTACTGAGATGAAATTTCATTATGAATTTGACTTTCCTATTCCTGCTTTATCGAATTTCGGTAAACAAGACCCTGTTGAAGAGTTTGTTAAGGAGTTAAGAAAGTTAGGTGGTGATGATAATTTTAATGACGCTAGAAAATATTCACCTAAGACTAGGATACTAGCTCCTGTTATTGTTAGAGGTGAAGAAGACAAAGGAGTAAGACTTTGGAACTTTGGAATTACTATTTACGATTCATTACTTAAATTAGCTAAGGATGAAGATGTAGGTGATTACACAGACGTTATTAACGGTTGGGATATGATCGTTGAGATGACTCCAAGAAATGCTCAAAACCCTTATCCTAAAACAGAAATTAGAATTAAACCTAAACAAACTCCATTATCAGATGATAATAACTTAGTAGAGACTTGGTTAAAAGAACAACCTAAGCCTTTAGAAGTTTATAAAGCATATGACTATGAGTTTATTAAGAAGCAACTTAAAAAAGCTACTTTAGGTGAAGATTCGAGTACTACTACGCCTGAAAGCTCAAGTCCTCAAAAAACTGACTTTACTTTAGAGAAAGCTACTGCTGGCAATAAAGATACAGTTGGACAATTTGATGATCTATTTAACGAGTAAATATGGCAAAAAAGAAAGAAGTACAAGCTAAAGCGACTGCTGCAGTTCAGAAGTCGTTTAATTTAAGTAATTTTAAGAAGAAGAAGGGTTATTCAAATACATCCGTTAAGTTCAAAGAGCAAGGATGGATACCATTATCTAAAGCTTTTCAAGATATTACATCATTACCAGGTATTCCTACTGGTCATATTACCTTATTAAGAGGTCATAGTGATACAGGTAAGACTACAGCTTTACTAGAAGCAGCAGTAAATGCCCAGAAATTGGGCATACTGCCTGTTTTTATTATTACGGAGATGAAATGGTCTTGGGAGCATGCTAAAGAAATGGGATTACAATTTGAAGAAATTACCGATGCTGAAGGCAATGTATTAGATTATGAAGGTCATTTCCTTTATGCTGATAGAGGTACTTTAAATACTATTGAAGAGGTTGCAGTTTATATTGCAGACTTATTAGATGAACAAGCTAAAGGTAACTTACCTTATGATATGTGTTTCTTCTGGGATAGTATAGGTTCAGTTCCTTGTGATTTATCAGTACGTTCTAATAAGAATAATAATGAATGGAATGCTGGAGCTATGTCTACTCAATTCGGTAATAATCTTAATCAAAAAATTCTTTTATCTAGAAAAGAAAACTCTCCATATACTAATACGTTAGTAGCTATTAATAAAGTATGGACTATGAAACCTGAATCACCTATGGGTATGCCTAAACTTCAAAATAAAGGAGGTATGTCGATGTGGTATGATTCTACTTTAGTTGTTACTTTTGGTAATATTACTAATCCAGGTACATCAAAGATTAAAGCTATTAAAGATGGTATGCAGGTAGAGTTTGCTAAAAGAACAAACGTTCAAGTAGAAAAGAATCATATCGGAGGAGTACAATCTAGAGGTAGAGTAGTAATGACTCAGCATGGTTTTATAGAAGATGATAAGAGAGCTATTGATAAGTATAAAGATGCTCATAAAGATCATTGGTTAAAATTAGTAGGTAGTTTAGATTTCGATCTATTAGAAGAAGGAGACTTAGAAGAGAATCCAATTACTCCTAACTTACTAGACTAATGGCTAAAAAAGATATTCTAGAAAATTTAAAAGAGACCCCACCCCGAGTAATGAATGATCATATCTTGGTCATTGATGCTATGAATATGTTAATCCGTAGCTTCTCATTACTCAAGGCTATGAATCCTGACGGTACTCATATTGGAGGTATCGTTGGGTTTCTACGCTCTTTAGGTTATGTTACTCGTATATTTGATCCAACTAGAGTTGTGGTTGTATGGGACGGTAAAGGAGGTTCTGCTAATAGAAAGAATATAAATCCTGATTATAAAGCTCAAAGAGCTACTTCGAGAATAACTCATTGGGGTTTATATGATACTAAAGAACAAGAAATGGAAGCCTTGATTGGGCAGCTACTTCGAATTCAAGATTATTTAGAATGTTTACCTTTAGTTCAAATAGGACTAGAAAAATTAGAAGCTGATGATATAATAGCTCATATAGCTAAAGTAGCATCTAAATCTAATGTTAAAAAAGTCACAATAGTATCTTCAGATAAAGACTTCTTACAGTTAATTGATGATACAGTTGAGGTGTATGCACCTATCAAAAAGACGACTTTTACTAAAGAAAATGCTTTAGAGGAAATAAAAGTATTACCTCAGAACTATAACATAGTTAAAGCATTATTAGGAGATCATTCTGATAACCTTACTGGAGTAAAAGGCTTAGGTATGAAAACTATTCTTTCTGAATGGAAAAGTTTTACTTATGACCCTAATGCATCTTTACAAGATATATGGGATCATTGTGAAACTCAGATGGAACAAGAAAAACCTAAGAAAATATTTGCTAAGATATTACACAATTGGGATAAAGTAAAGAATAACTTTGAAATTATGGACTTACATAATACTCAGTTAGATGATAATGAGCAAGCATTTTTAAAAGAAGCTTTGAAACAACCTATTAATAAAGTACATATAGGTGGTTTTTTAAGTTTGTTAGAAGAAGATAATATAGAAGGTATTACTAAAAATACCGTTGGGTGGTTAGATAACTTTAGAGGAGTAATAACAAATTAATGAGCTATAAAACTTTATTTTTTGGAATATTATTCTTTTTAGCTGCACAATCACTTGCTTGGTTTCAAACCAATGGACAGTTTATAAGTACTTGGGCAAAGGATAACCCTGTATTGATTTCTTTAGTTATGGGTATACCAATAGGAGTATCTTATATTTACGGTACATCATACGTAGTTGAATATTTTAACGGAGAACTATGGCCTGCTAGAATAGTAGGTTTTGCTACTGGAATAATAAGTTTTTATGTGCTAACTTTAATCTTTATGAAAGAAGGTATAAATTTAAAGACAGGTACTATTTTAGGTTTAGCTACTATGATAATAATGTTACAAGTTTTTTGGAAATATGAATAAAGGAGTAATTGCAGGAAACTTCGACGTAATACATCCAGGGTATATTGAGATGTTTAAAGAAATGAAAGAGAATTGCGATTGTCTAATCGTTCTTTTACATACAGATCCATCGATAGAAAGGCCTCATAAACTTAAACCTATACTTTCATCTGGTGAAAGAAAAGAAATACTCGAAAGTATTAAATATGTAGACGATGTTATCCGTTATACTTACGAAGCTCAGTTATACGATTTATTACAAGTAGGAGAATTCGATATAAGATTTCTAGGAGATGATTATATAGATAAACCCTTTACTGGTGATGATCTTAAAATACCTATCCACTATATGAATAGAGACCATGGATGGTCAACAACAAAATTTAAAAAATTAATCGCAGAAAATTATGAAAAAGTTAATAATAGTTAGTGGTTACTTTAATCCTTTACATAAAGGACATCTAGATTTATTTGAAAACGCAAAAGAAAAAGGAGACTTACTTTGTGTGATAGTAAATAATGATTTACAGAGAGAAATGAAAGGTTCTCAATTCTTTCAAGATCAAGATGAAAGAATAAGAATAATTAGAGCTTTAAGTATTGTAGATATGGCATGGATATCAGTTGATAAAGATGCAACTCAAAATGCTACACTTAAAGTAATGGTAGATAAATTCTACGGTTCAATGAAGCTTGCATTTGCAAATGGAGGAGATCAAAATAATGATACAATTCCTGAAAGAGATATTTGTAGAATGTTTGATATAGAATTAATTGACGGATTAGGAGATAAAATACAGTCATCTAGTTGGTTATTAGGTAAAAAGTAATTATATTAAATCAAAGGTTATAAATGACGTTAAAGACACTTAATTCATACGGTAAAGCATTCCAATTAAAAGTATTAGGATCACTACTTACAGATAAAACTTTTTTACTTAACGTAAGAGATGTTTTATATGATGATTATTTTGATGCTGATTCTCATAAATGGATTGTTAATCAGATTATAAGCTACTTTGATAAGTATCATACCAATATTACTATGGATGTTCTTAAAGTAGAACTTCAAAAAGTAGAAAATGAGGTATTACAAGTAGCATTAAAAGAAGAGTTAAGAAACTCTTATGAAGCATCTCAAGATGATTTAGAGTATATACAAGATGAATTTACTACATTTTGTAAGAACCAAGAAATGAAAAACGCTATACTATCTTCAGCTGATTTATTAAAAGCTCAAGATTACGATGGTATTAGAAATACTATTGAAAAGGCTATGAAGGCTGGTATGGATAAAAATATTGGACATGAATACAATAAAGATGTTGAAACTCGTTATAGAGTTGATTACCGCCCTACTATTCCTTCTCCTTGGCCTGTGTTTAACGATGGTATTCAAGGAGGATTTGGACCTGGGGACCTTGCTATTGTTTTTGGTAACCCTGGTGGTGGTAAGTCGTGGACTATGGTTGCTATTGCTGCTCACGCTGTTAGTCTTGGGTATAAAGTTAATTACTATACGCTCGAGCTCGGAGAGGATTATGTGGGTAAACGATTTGATTGTTACTTTACAGGGTACGGTATTGATGAGATTAATAGCAAGCGTAAAGAAGTTGAGACGTATGTAAATAACCTTAAAGGTAAATTAATCGTAAAAGAATATCCACCTAAAGGAGCATCAGTTAATACTATAAAAGCACATGTACAAAAATGTGTTGATATGGATCATAAACCTGATATCATAATAATTGATTATGTTGATTATTTAAAAGCTCCTTCTAGAGGTAAGTCTTATGAAAGAAAAGATGAAATAGATGATGTGTTTATTGCTACTAAAGGGTTAGCAAAAGACTTAAAGATACCTATTCTTACACCGTCGCAGGTTAATAGAATGGGAGCTAAAGATTCTGTTATTGAAGGAGATAAGGCAGCAGGTAGTTACGATAAGATGATGGTTGCAGATATTTGTGTATCATTGTCTCGCCAGAAAGAAGATAAAGTTCTTGGTACTGGTAGAGTTCACGTTATGAAGAATAGATATGGACAAGATGGTATGACGTATAAAATTAATATGGATACTAATAATGGTCATATAGAATTTCTTGATAAGATGAGTGATGACTACGATGGAGATAATAAAAAACCTTTTAGCTTAGTTAATAAGCAAGAATTGGAAAATATTTTTGAAAATCGTATCTAATGAGCTATTTATTAACATGCCCCGAAAGACAAAGTCCGACGGGTGTTTTTGTCTAATCACCTTCCAAATATATAAGTATATATGAGTTTATTAAAAGAAAGAGTTGTGTACAAGCCCTTTGAATATCCAAAAGCATACGATTACTGGCTAAAGCAACAACAAGCACACTGGCTACACACAGAAGTTCCAATGGCTAACGATGTTAGTGACTGGAAATCAAACATGAAAGATCACGAAAAGAATGTAGTAGGACAAATCTTAAAAGGATTTGCTCAAACTGAAACTATCGTAAATGACTATTGGTCAACCTTAGTAACTAAATGGTTTAGGAAACCAGAAGTTATTATGATGGGCACTACTTTAGGTTCTTCTGAAACTATTCATGCTGAAGCTTACTCTTTATTAAACGAACAATTAGGATTAGATGACTTTGCCGAATTTATGGAAGATGAATCTACGATGGCAAAAATAGAAGCATTAATGGATGTTAGAGATAATCATGATGGTACTCCAAACTGGCATGATAGAGCTAAATCATTAGCTATATTTTCAGCATTTACAGAAGGTGTAAATTTATTTAGTTCATTTGCTGTGTTATTATCTTTTAAAATGAGAAATAAATTAAAAGGTGTAGGTCAAATAGTAGAATGGTCTGTAAGAGATGAATCATTACATTCAGAAGCAGGATGTTGGTTATTTAGAACTCTTATGGAAGAAAATCCTAAATTTAAAACTAAAAAATTAGTTAAAGAAATAGAAGAAGCAGCTCATTTAGCTTTAGAATTAGAATTTAATTTTATTGATAAAGTATTTGAAATGGGTGATTTAGAGAATTTAACTAGAGAAGAATTAAAGAACTTTATTAAACATAGAGTTAATACAAAAATGTCTGACTTAGGATTAAGTCCTATTATACCATCAGCCGATATAGATAAAGGAGCATTAAAAACTATGAAATGGTTTGATGCAGTTATCGCAGGAAAACAACATACTGATTTCTTTGCAAGTAGAGTTACGAATTATAGCAAAGGACATCTTGATTGGTCAACAGCATTTTAAATTATAGGTTATGACAATAGTAGTAGATACTTCCAACTGGGAGAAAGGAAAAGATTATCCTGAATGGATGAACGAAGTTTCGGTAGCAACCATATCTAAAGGTTACTTAATGCCAGATGAAACTCCTAGAACAGCATTCAGAAGAGTAGCAGAAACTATAGCAAAAAGATTAGACCGTCCCGACTTAACGAATAAATTCTTTCGTTATATGTGGAAAGGGTGGTTGAATTTAGCTTCACCAGTACTATCTAACACAGGTACTGATAAGGGGCTCCCCATCTCTTGTTTTGGTATTGATACACCAGACTCAATTAGAGGAATAGGCCTTACTAACGCAGAGTTAATGAGGCTTACTTCTTTGGGTGGAGGAGTAGGTATTGGTTTATCACAAGTAAGAGGTAGAGGAGCTAAAATAGGTGATGGTAGTACAGGAGCTTCAGAAGGAGTAGTGCCATGGGCTAAAATATACGATTCAACCATAATAGCAACAAATCAAGGTGCAGTAAGGCGAGGAGCTGCCTCTGTAAACTTAGATATTAATCATCCAGATATTAAAGAATATCTACAAATTAGAAGGCCTAAAGGAGATCCAAACAGACAATGTTTGAACTTACACCAATGTGTGGTTATAAATGACGAGTTCATGCAAAAATTAGAACATAGAGATCAAGAGGCTATGGAACTATGGGTAGAGATACTTAAATCTAGGGTAGAAACAGGTGAACCATATATTATGTACGGTGATAATGTTAATAATGCAAATCCACCATCATATAAAAAGAACAACCTGGAGGTAACAATGACAAATATATGCTCAGAGATAACCTTATTTACAGATGATGAACATTCTTTTATATGTTGTCTTTCATCTGTTAACCTTACGAAATATCATGAATGGAAAAATACAGACCTTATAGAAACTGCAGTATACTTTTTAGATGGAGTATTAGAAGAGTTCTTAGCAAAAACTTCTGGAAGAGATTCCCTGGTAAGAGCACATCGTTCCGCTAAAAAAGGTAGAGCAATAGGTTTAGGAGTATTAGGATGGCATACTTTTCTACAGAATGAAAAAATACCTTTTTCATCTATAGCAGCAACATCATATACTCATCAAATATTTTCAGATATAAGAACAAAAGCTGAAGCAGCTTCAAGAAAGCTTGCAGATGAATACGGAGAACCTTTATGGTGTAGAGGTACTGGTATGAGAAATTCTCACTTGTTAGCAATAGCACCAACTGTCTCTAACAGCACTATAGCAGGAGGAGTATCAGCAGGTATAGAACCAATACCAGCTAACGTATTTACATTTAATTCAGCAAAAGGTACTTTTATTAGAAAAAATAGTGCATTAGAATCTTATTTAGAGGAGAAAGGAGCAAATACTGAAGAAGTTTGGGATCAAATTATGAAAGATAGAGGAAGTATTGCTAATTTACCTGAAGATGTAATGCCGGCAGAAGATAAACCAATATTTTTGACATTTGCAGAAATAAATCAGTTACAGTTGGTAGAGCAGGCAGCTGCTAGACAAAAGTATATAGATCAAACACAATCATTAAATTTAGCTTTCGATCCTACAGATTCTCCTAAGTTTATTAACGAAGTTCATCAAACTGCATGGAGATTAGGAATTAAAACGTTATATTACTTAAGAACAGACAGTGTAATCAATGGAGATATAGGTTCTCGAACGTCTCTAGACTGCCTAAGTTGTGACGGCTAATATTTATAATATATGTCCAAGAAAATACATCTTACTGGAATTGAAATAGGTGGTGATATTGACGTTGTCGATATTTACCATACAGCAATTACTGCTAGTAACCTTATATCAGCTAGTGTTTCAGCTAGTGCACTTACAGGATCAGGTATAAGCTTTATTGTAGAAGATAGTGTAACCGAATTCTTTGCTTATGCATCTGGAGGATTATGTGTAGGTACATCTGGTAGTATAACAGCAAGTGTATATGTTCCTGGGACAAGATACTTTACTTTTAATACTTCCGGAAGTGATGAAGGTGGTACTATAGAGATGTCTTCACCATTTACTATAGCACCAACGACTAGTTCATTCACAGCATCAGTAAACTTTAACACTTATGCATCAACAACTGTAGTTGCTACAGGAGTTACTTATCCGGATGATCAATTTCAAGGATGGTATTATTCACCAACCAGTTCAACAGCTTTTGCAACTGGATCTACTCTTACTTTAACGTTATCTACCTTTACTGGATCTGATGATATTTATGCATTTTTTAAAGACGCATAGTTGTTTTTCTGAGGAAAAGTACCTATATTAATATAAAATAAGTTATATGTCAAAAATAAGTGCAAAGTCTAGGTATACTCAATTAATGGAGTGGTTACCTACATTAAAAAGTTACAGAGATAAGTATATGAAAAAAGATGATCCTAAGAGAGGTAAAAAGTTCTCAAAGTTTGATCATTATAAAAAAACTAGAAGTAGATATGGCTACAACAAAAGCAATTAAATTTTACGCAGATTGGTGCGGTCCTTGTCAAGTTTATGCAAAGACTTGGGATAAGGTTACTTCAGAAATAAAAGATGTTGAATTTGTAAATATTAATATAGAAAAAGATACTACAGGTTTAGCAGCAAAATATAAAGTTCAAAACATACCACATACGGTAGTTATTAAGGACGGAAAAGAAAAAGCAGAAACGGGTAGATTAAATGCTACTCAATTAAAAAACTTAATACTTAATTAAATGTTACGAAACCCAGATAGTATTCCATCGTCGGATACAATAATACAAGATCAAGTAATGGAACCATTTTTTATTACAAGATCTCAGACAGGCGGATTTACAGTTTACGAAAGAGTAGTAAAAGGTGAAAACGATACTGAATATGTTAAAAGTTTAGGATACCCTTCTACCTTTGGTCATGCACTAAAGATGGTAGCAAGAGAGAAGTTAAATGTTGAAGGAGAAACTTTTACTTTAAAAGAATACGTAGATCGTTGGGAAGATGTGAAAAATTCCTTAACTTCTATAATAGAATAGCGTTTGCCTATACGCTTTATAATACCTGGCATAAATTAAATTATATAAAAATGGCAAAAAATGTTGTTGTAAGTCTTAGTGGAGGGATGGACTCCTCAACTTTATTATTAAGATGTTTATCAAATTATGATAACGTTACTGCTTTATCTTTTGATTACGGTCAAAAGCATAATGTAGAGCTTGAAAGAGCACAATCGTTAGTTGATTACTTAAATGAGAATGGTCAAAATATTAAGTATCAAGTAATT